CTTTCTGCCGCTTCTTTTAAGTGTAATGCTTCAATACCATTAATGGCACCATCATATTCTGCTTCAGTAATTGTTTTAATTGTGTTTAATTTGTCTATTAAAGCCCGTTGTTCTTCACTGTGTTGCTTACTTAATTCAACACTATTCTTAATGTTTAAATGTGTTAGAACATTTTGTTGTTTGGCAAGAATTGCCGCTTTTTGAGCCTCGTCATTTGCTTTTTCTCTGGCTTCTGCTAATTTTTTATGTTGCTCTATTAAGAATGCTTCTTCAATACGCAAGTTTTTATAAGCACCTGTCAATGTTACCATAGCATCGTAAGTGTTAAGGTCACTCACCGCGAGTTCTGCCTGAGCTTCTACGTTAGCCCTGATGTTCTTTTTAACTTCGTCCAATTGATGAGCAAGTTTTTCTTCTTGCGTCATAAATTTAGTTAAGTCAATTGTTTGATAAGTATTTGCTAATTTTAAAGTTTCACCTATTAGGTCTTGTATTGCTTTCGTGTTTGCATCTTTGGCTTCTTTATCTTTTCTAGTTGCTTCTGATTCTGCTTCTTGAACTCTTTTCTTTTCTTTAAGAGTTTCAATATGTTGTAATAACGCTCTGTCTTCTTCACTTAACGCTTGTTTAATTCCTCTAACGGCTCCAATTGCCGCCTTGTAGCGTTTTTCCATTTCTTCAAGTGCCGCGGATACTTGATCAGTTGCTAACAACTCAGCAACTGACATATTAGCAATAGCACCTTCTCTACCGCTTATTCTATCCATAGTTCTTATAAGAGCTTTAAGAGAAGTATCATATATGTCTGTGATAGTACTGTTGTCTAAAAAGGCTTTATAACTATCACCTAATTGTGTTTCCAACTGTTCAGTTGTAACACTCATTTGGTTAAATGCACTGCTCAACGCTGTACTGTTTTCTAACATATCAAACAATACTTCAGCAGTTAGTTTACCACTTTGTGAAAGTTTTCTTAATGTACCAACATTCAATCCACTCTCTTCTGCCATAATAGCAAGAGCAGGACCAAGTCCCTCAACAATACTGTTAAATTCATCACCACGTACTGTGCCTGATGCCATGGCTTGACCAAACTGTCTAATAACACCATTAGTAGTACCAGCATCAGCACCTGCAACTGCTAGTGCTTGTGATAACTTACCTGTAACGTTAAGTAGTTGATCTTCAGTTTTGTTTAAGTCTTTTGTTGTGATTGCTAGTTTTTGAAATAGTTCAACTGTAGCACCAAAACTAGCTCTGTTTTCAATACTTGCTTGTGTTAAACGACCCATTAACCTGTTTAGGTCTTCTTGGTCTTTTGTAATCAGTTTTAACTGGTTACGATATGTTTGCATCTGCTTGGATGCATCAATAATTTCTTTACCTAATTTAAGAAACACACCTGCGGCGGCTACTACGCCTAAGGCCTTCATTCCAGCGGTTATACCTTTAAGATTATTAGTTGCTTTTCTTGTGTCCGCTGTTACTAATATCTTATATTCTTCTGTCTTTGCCACGGTGCTGTTTCTCCTTTTGTTGTTTTATCTTAAAGTACTGCGACCACAGTCTAATCTCAAATTCAGTGAGATTCATTCCTTGCTCCAATGTTATATGCAACTGTTCACACAGCCACATCAGGAATTGTAGATCGTGGTCTACTCTAAGTTTTTTTCAACTTCCTCATTGGTAATACTTGTCCCATTGATTATACCAACAACTCTTAAGATAACTGCTGGATCAACTTCGTTGGACAATGTTACTCTATCAGGTCCATTGAATAACGGCTTCCCGTTTTCATCTAAACAACGAATAATAAGTGTTTCAATCAATGCTTCACTTGTTTTTCCATTTGTTGTTAGATCTAAAATTTTGCTTTGTTCTCTCCATGTTAAAGTAGGACGATAGTGAATTGTTGTGTCCCATTCTTCAACGTGGTACTTTTTTAAATTGTTCTGCACCAAATCATTAAAATGTTTTGTTGCTTTATCTAATATTTTACTCATCGCTTTTTCCTTGTGTTATTTTGTATTTCGTTTGACAGTTGCTTGTACCCAATTACGTTTCTTACTTGGACCTGATCTTCCGTCAGTGTAGCGTGGAACATTGTTCCATCTACCATCATTCAATGTGCCAATCCAAGGTTTTTTGTTATCAATTTCAAAGCCATATTTTCTGTCTTTGTGTTTCCATGCGTTTGCAGTTTGACCTGTTCTGTATGGAGTTTCTTTGTCCTTGAGATCTGCTTGAATATCCTTACCAATTTGATCTATATTTGCTTCAATCTTCTTTGTAATTTTAGCAATTATATTGTTCATAGCGGTGGCTTTTCCACCACCGCTACTAGATTTGATATTGATACCAAAAGCCATTTATTACGATGCACTTCCGTTCATAGTAAGATCGCCTGTACCAGTGAAACTAATACTTGCTTCAACCATTCCATCTAAACTAGATGTAATGCTGTAGCCTGTAATAATTATAGCACCGTTGATTTTTGGCTCACCAGTTGTTGTACCATTTGGGTATGCCTCAAATGCAACGTGGTCTTGTCTTGGTGCTGATCCACCTTGACCTGTACCGCCTAAGAATGCAGGGATGTCTGATGCACCCGCTTCTAATTGGTCATTATCATAAAAAATGTCTGCTGTGCCGCTGAAAGATTTCAGACCAGCAAAGTAATTACGACTGTTGTCGCCCATAGTAGTATTTTCAATAGTTTCAGTTGTTGTTTCAATTGAAAAACTTCTAAGTTCTGCAACAGATTGTAATGTACCTGTTGCATCTGCAACTTTTAGCACGCCAAACTGTCCTGTGTATACACTCATGTTAGTTCTCCTCTGTAGGTGTTACTTCATCAGTTGCTTCATCAAGTTCTTTTTCAAAAGCCTCTATAACATCAACTGATTTTGTTTTTTTAGTTTTGTTTTTTGGTTTAGTAAGAGTATCTTCAATCAAGGACCAGCCCATACTAGTATGGTTTCCTAAGTCCTGTTCGCTAATTGTTCTTACACGACCATCTTTAGTTACTTTAAGCATTATGCCGCTCCTCTTGTGTAGATATATTCAACCTCAAAAGTTAAGGATATTAATCCAAATCTTTTATCAATTGCTTGATCAACTGTTAATTCAATTAATTTTGTATTCTTTGCAACACCACCGCGAGTTAAGTCTGCAACAAGAGCTTCTTCAACTCTTTCTGCAATATCATTACGCTGTAAATCAATGTTTGTGCCTGTTACATAACATTCACATACAACATTCATTACTGCGAAACGACTACCTACATCACCTAACATTGTAAGTTCACTTCTTGTTTCATCAGTTGTTCTGACTACTACAGCAGGAAACTGTTGTCTTGCTAGATTATCTAAGTCTATACTTTCTCTTGTAACATAAATTGGTTTAGGATCATTTGCGTCACCTAAAATATCAACTATGTTCTGAGCAATGTCGTTACGAATACTCATTATCGTACTAACCTTTGTCTTGGTTGAATCTCTTGTTCGTTGTCTTCAAAAACGCCGTCATTATCCCAGTCATAATACAGTGATCTTGTTGTTACACTGAATTCTTCATCAAATGCTTGTTTATAAAAACCTATTTGAGTCTGAAAACTATCTCCTTCTACAGCCCATTGTGTGAGCTTAGGAAGAACATATTTGTGTAAACAATAGTACACTGCACTACGTTTGAGTTGACTATCCTTTAGTTTTGTTGTGTCCATAACTGATCCAAACTTACTTCGTCCAGAAAGTTGTGGCCACCATTCAATCCTAAGGAGACGGTAAATGTCTTCATCTGTTTTTGCAATCATGTCTGAAAAGTCCTGTATACCGTAATTGTGTAAATCAGGAAAGTATTCTTTCATGTCGTTTTCAGTGAATAATGCCATTTGGTTCTCCTTTGTGATTTATATAGTGGGGAACAAAATCCCCACTATAAAAACTAATAGTATTAATTACGCTTGTGAGTCTTCAATGATAACACCACGAGATGCATCAATCGTTTTTGCACCCATTGCCATTGAAGCAACAATATCAAAACCAACTGCCTCAGGTCTACGAGCAACTTCAATTTTAACTCCACCTTGAGAAGCCATTTTAACTGCGTCTGCAGAGAAAATTGCCATTGCTGGGTTTTGGTTAGTTGTTCCCATGTCTGTGTCGTTCAAGTATGAACTTACATAACACTCAACACCTGCGATGTTTCCAAAGAAACCATTTCTCATTGCTGTGTTTTGGAATTCACCACCTGCAAAAGAGTTTGAACCAATTGCTGATAGTAAGTTTGCGTACTGGTTAGTACTTACGATACCGTATAATTTACCAGTTTCGCCTGCACCACGGATTGTTCCCACTGCTGTGAAAATATCTGCTAGAGCAAGTACACCTGCGCCAACGGCACCAGTTAACTCTTGTGCTGTTAAACTTGCAAATTTACTAGTAACTGCTTTATCAACTGCTGATGCTATTGAATTTCCAAGTATTCTTGAAATATCATTAGTATCAATTCCACCCAAATCTCTTAAGATTGTGCGACTTGCATGAAGGTCTAAAGCAATAGTTTCTTTTGTATTAGTTGGAAGTGTTGAAGCAAAATCCACACCTGGATCTGTTTCACCGCCTACCGCTGATACTGTTGTTGCTGTAACTGAACCCATTAAAGGTACTTGAGCAGAGGCTGACCCTGCAGGTACTGTAATGTTTGGCACGATTTGACCTGGTAGGTACAAACTGTTCTCTTGTGCCGCGTATACTGTTGCCGCTTTAATTGGGACAACCATTGCGTCCAGGTTAATACCTGAACCATATTCATTTGCGTATGCCATAATAATTTCTCCTTTTGGCTATTTAAATTTGGCCAAGCCTTTTGGCTTCGCCGTATATTTTACGATGATCTGGATTATTCATATCCAAATCTGCCAAATTAACTTTTGTATCCTTTGCAGGAGTCAAGTTACTTTGACTGCTTGTGCCACCTGGAGTAGCGGCTTTAAAATGTGGATTGTTTTGTAAAAATTCATTTACTAAACTATCTACACTCATTGGATCACCTGATTCTGTGTAACGAGGGTTACCTGATGTATCAAGTACTTCTGCGTTACCATCATCACCTAATCTAATCTGGTTCTTCACCAATGCTACAACTTGTTGTGCATTAATGGCACCTGATTTATTAGCGGCGCTTAAAACTGCTCCATCAACTTTTACACTGTGTAGTTCACTGCGTAATTGTTCAACAGTTTCTTGATGTTTGAGTGAAGTTTCTTTCAAAACTGCTTCAAACTCGCCTCTGGCTTTCTTAGCCTCCAGTTTTTTTGTCTCTTCTGCACTAGCAAGTTCTTTGTAGTGTTCAGGGTCAACACCCGCATATCGCTTTTCCAACGCACGACGTTGTTTAGCCAAACGGTCTTCAATAATTTTATCCAATTGTTCTTGTGTGAACGCTGGACTTGTATTATTGTTATTTTCTTCTTGTGCCTGATTTTCTGTATTTTCTACAGCGGCTTCAGTAGCCTCAACCTGAGTATTGTCAGTCATTTTAAGTTTCCTTGTTATGCTTGTATTTAGTCT